CTGGCAATGATGTTATCAACACTGGTGCTGCCAAAGTGATCAAACAAGAATAGTCTCTGTGTTCCTAGAGTCTTACTGAAAGCGTCCCAGCGTTCCTCTTCAGTGCTTTCTGTGGTTGGTATATGTAAAGGTTTATTGGCCGCCAGCGACATCAAAGACAATGCTGTCTTTCTGGCGTTCTCCTCAAGGAATAGCAAGCCTATGTTGCTCTCTGACTTCTTCACTATGTGCCAGACAATCTCTCGTACAAACTGAGACTTACCCAGTCCTGAGCCTGCCGTGATAGTCACCAGCTCTGCCTCTCTAATGCCGTAGGTTAGCTTGTTAAGGCTGTCCCACGGGTACATCACAGAAGCTGCCTCTACAGGTCTGTTCACTTCGTCCCAGAGACTAGCACCGTTGATGATGCCGTCAGGCACAAAGCGTTCTGCTGCCCACCAAGCGGCGGTGAAGGCATGTGCGTCATTCTCCTTCAGGTAGTCGCAAGCGTCTTTGTAGTGTGGTGGGTGCTTCATTACCTTAGACTTGCCGCCAAATAGCTCTGCTACCTCTTTAGCTGCCTTGCTGCCTGCCTCGTCACCATCAAAGCAAATAACAATGCTGTCGAAGCTGTCTAAGAACTCATACGATGCCTTACAATCCTTCAGCGCAGACGCTGCACCAGACTTGATTGACACTGTAGGGTACTTGCTGCCTGTCATCTGATAAGCTGCTAGTGCGTCAAACTCGCCTTCGACTATGGTGATAAACTTACCGCCACCGTTGAACAAATGCTGACCGAATAAGCCTACGCTGGCCCAATCACCAATAACAGAGAACTGCTTGTCTATCTGCCGCACCTTCGCAGCAACAGGTAAGTTGCTATCGTCTGGGTTGTGATAACTAAAATAATACTTATCTGGCGTTGCCAGTACACCAAAGAACTTGGCTGTCGCCTGTGTGATACAGCGTTCTGGTATTCCCTTATATGTTGCTGTAGTGAGCAGATTCTCTACTGAGCTGAAGTTCTGCTTAGGCCTTGGTGCAACATCTTCTGTCAGCTCTACCGCTTGCATCTGTCCATCGCCTCTGGTGAAGTGATTACATGAAAAACATATTGTCGAACCATTGTCATTAACTGCCTTAGCGTCTGAGGAGCCGCAGTTCTCGCATGGTAGATGAATGTTTGTAAATGCCATTGTTTAATCCTCTATTGTGTACACATAACCGAAAGTGATAATCATAAACGGTAACAAGATCACTAGCCCGTCAAACGGCATTGCGCTGGTTTCCTCGGTGATGCTGTTATGTACCCATACAGGCTTTGACTCTACCGCTTCAACGTCAAAACCTACGCCCATTCTAAACTCTAACCCTAGCATTCTATCAAAAACATTTATCATCATTTTCTATTCCTCTCGTTATATGCGTCTTGTGCGTCTTGGTGAAGTAACCAAGCTCCGCGTGATAGTACCACTAGTGCTATAAAAAACATAATGTTTAAAATAATTTCTATCATTACTCACCCCATCTGTTTGTTATGTCGATCAAGTGTAGTTTTTTCGTCATAAGTGCTTGATGTGTCGATGTCATAATAAACGTCTCCTGAGCCATTGTTGGCTTTCTTTGTCTGTTTTAGTTTCTAGTCTATCCATTGGCGTGTAATTCACTGGACGCTTGTTTTTAAGCCTACAGCGTCCGTTAACAGGGTACAAATGCTCATCTGTTACTTCTCTGAGATGCCACACTCTGTTTTTCATGGTGTTAACGCCCACCTTCGCCACTGAAGCCAGCTCTTTGTACGTGTAAGCGTTTCCAGAGACTAAAGCAGGGTGTTGCCCTCTAAATAACATAACGCGCTGAGAAGCCATTATCGTGCGCTCCTGCTGTATTCGTCATATTCTTGAGACTCTGTTATAAAGTTTATAATATCCATTATTTCAACATCATAGAAATTAGCGGCCTGCTTAATAGAAAATAAACCTTGTTGAATATCAACCTGCGCCTTCAATAACGCTTGAATCTCTGGCGTTAAACCACCCTGCATATATTCTTTAAACACGTTGTTAACCTCCTGCTCTGGTTTCTTTTTAAAAATAGCATCGAAATTGTCATAAAAACTACTACTGGTGGGCCGTTGGCGACTGCCTTTGCCCCCATGAGTTCTTCCAGTCATAAATCACCCCCATCGTCATTCTTTAACGTCTGCCATGTTACTATGGTGCAAACAATAATAAAACACAATAAAATGTCTAACATAATAAACCTCACTATTCTAAAGCGGTCAAAAATATGCTATAATAGACTCTATAGTTTAAAGCACTCTAAAGAATGTAAATAAATAATATTTAATATTACCCTGTAGAATGCTTTAGTCGCTACAGTCTCTTTAGTCTCTATTACGGGAAACAACATCGTTAAGCATTTCAACTAAATCACCTAGCATCTCAATGTGTTGATCCATGGGTTCCCAAGTCTTACGCGCCTCTAAATACCTGCAATTGACTGCAAAGTCTCTGGCAAGCATGAAAAAGTCCTGTTGCTTAAACAATACCTGTTGCGGTCTGGTTAACCTATTCTCCCAGCTATGCAATTCGTCCAAGTCGTCGCCGTGTTCTCTGTCTATGTTCATTCTGTCACCTCTGTAGCGTTATTTAGATTGGTTATATATGTTAACACTGCCCCTCTAAACCTTGGAGAGCTTTTTAAGCTATGCAGGAAAATATGGTGCAGAGTGCTACCGTTAATTTTTACAGTGTGATCCACACCCTTAAAAGTGAAGCTATCGCCGTATGTTCTTTTCATGGGTATATCGCACCAAAAATCTACAATTTCCTGCTCTCTTATTGTCAGCGTCTCTCTGCCGTTATAACTGTTACTTGATTGTATAATAATCGCCATAATATCACCTCTATCGGTTATCAATGCCCCTAGAACGCTCTGTAATGCGTTCTGAGGCGTTTTAGTATGTCTGACCATGCTAGGGTACTGCTATGCCCCTAAACTAGCTTAGACGTTAATTGCTACCCCATAGCCAACACAAACACCGCAAACGCGTAGAACATGCCAGCACCTACGATTGCACCGCATCCTAGGGCAAACCACCCCACAATTTTAATTGATAGCTCACGCCGTTGCTGTCGCGCTTGTTGGCGGATTAGTGCGCTATTGCCTTTATAGTTATCCATTGTGTTTTTCCTTATATTGACCCTCAGAGAGTGCCTCTTTTATATACTCACTAGAGGCGCAAACACGCGCCCCATTAGACAGCACACAGAGGTCGTATGGCTCTATGTCTATAACTTGTAACCATTCCGACGCATCGCCTAAAAAATTGCTGTGTAGTTGTATATAGTCGCCAACAAATAAAATCAACTTTTGGTTGCTCATTAGTTCACCTCTTGCCAGTCTAATATTATATCAAACGCTTTCGCGTCCAATCGCCGAAGCTCGTTGTCTGTTAAATGGCCGACTTTATGAACGCGCTCGAAGCCTATTAATGCGCGGTCTATGTCGTCCACTGTCTTGCATCTGTTTAGCCTATCTATTGCTGATTTGTAGTTGCTCATTAGTTCACCTCCTGAACTAAACCATCAAGCACACCTTGCGCCACTGTCTCAACGTCGCTAAACACGCCTTGTAGCCAGCTGTTGACGTGCCTTGTTGTTGTTGTGCTGTACTTCGTGCCTGTTTTAATATAGCGACCACTAGGCAGCAGCGCAGCGACTGGGGTTTCGTAGCTAAATAATATTACTAAACCGTTATTAAATAATTCTGTTTGATTACTGCCGATTTTTTTAAGTTTCATTTTTAGTATTCCTCTGGTTCTAGTTCATTTAGTACATCGTAGGCGCATTCTAACGCTTCCTGCTCCGTTTCTATACCGTAGCAAGTAAAGCAGTGATAATCAACCCATTCGCCACCGATAGGCGTTTGCAGGTTAAAAGTCGCTGACTCGTTCCATTCGATGCGGATGTGATTGCCGTTGTGTTCAAGTTCCCAGTGTTTCATGGTGTCATGCCTCTTTATTGTTGTGTTGGTTTAATCGGTGACACTGTAGTCAATGCCACCTGTTAAATCAATCTTCAATATAGAAAATCACTTGGACGCGCGTTCCTTGCATATCAACCCGCAATTCGTCGTAGTCACTTTTCACATGGGTTGGCATAGTCTTCAACCATTCTGCGAATGCGCTGTCTTCGTATAGTGTTTCGTTGGTCATTGTGTCACCCCTGTTTGTTGTATTGGTTAATGCTATTCATCTGATTCAAGCTGTACCAGTTCGGTTCCATTGCGGTGGGCATACTCTGATAATTCAAGCACCGCACTGCGCCAATTCTTAAAGTTGCTCTCGGTGTGGCCGTCAAAGCGTTCATCATCAAAGCACATAAAAAGAATAGCGTACTCGTTGCACTCGCCGTAGCAGTCCACGCTGTAGCCGTACTTAGTTTTAATTGTAGTCATAATAGCACCTCTGTTTGTTTGTTTGTTTAGTGCGCTTATATTAGCCTATACCGCTTTATCCAGTCAAATACTATTTAGCTATAATGAAATGCTAAACCATTGATGTAAGTTATATAGATATATCGCCTCGAGCCGCATAGGGACTGTGG